CTAATCTAAAACTTCCTTGTGCATTATCTTGATTTTGATAAATCAATTGATTTGGATTTGCCGTTTTAAATTCAACAACCGGGCCGCCATCAATTGTTTGCGTTGAATTGATATTAAAATCGGGTGAAGTCATTTTAGCACCAGAATATCTTTGATTATCAATACCTTGTGGTAAATAATCTTGAAATTCTGCAAAACTACCAGTAAATTTACGTTCAACGTTAATTCCATAACTAGAAGCACCATATGTACCTGACCCATATGAACCAATTGGACCAGAACTAGTAATTGGAATGACACTTGATGACATATATCGCAATTCTGATAACACACTACTAGTATAGGTTGGCATTAAAGGTTCACTCAGCCAATACGGTGTTGAAGCTGTTATATATGTACTTCCAGATTTAATTAAATATTCATGCGAATACGGTACGCCATCATATTTTTCCGAAGTAGATGCCGTTAAATACATTTGCCATTGATCGTCATCTTCTGCAGTAAGCGTTAATACTTTTGCATCAATTTCTCCTATATATTGTACATATTCTCCTGATGCAGTAACAGCTGAATTTTCTATTAATGAATTGTAGCTACTATCAAATCTATTAACCGTTGGTAAAATTTTATCTTTACTACGTTCTAATACATTTGGTTGTACAAGTATTCCTGTTAATTTTTGCGCACGTGCAGGTAATAATTGTTCTAATTGTCGAAAGAATGACAAATCAAACAATGTAAACATAGAAATATAAGAATTAATATCATTTTTATTTGAGTATTTTTTCCAATAAGTTTGTGCAGCTTGAATTAACTTTGGGTATGATTTTGAATCCGTTTCGCCTGGATCTCCAATATATTGATCTAAATTTATAAAACCTAGTTGTGCAATAATATCTTCATCAATCATCGATTGTGGAGAAAAATATACACCTAATTTTTTGCTATCTAATGGAGCTTTATCAAATTGACTTCTTTCTGCTCTAGTTTTTAAATCTAATCCGCCAACTAATTCATTTTGTTCAATACGAATTTTATTATCATCAAATGTTCCCGCTCCTAAAGATGGCGCATCATAATATTGCGTTTCTTCATATGAATCATAAGGAGTATTAATTGACCAACTCGCAAATGATGCAGAAATAGTTGAAGATTTAGGTTGAACTCCCGCTAAACTACTTGTTAATGCGTGATTGATATTTTCATTGAGCGGCATTCTGAATATTAATTCATTATATGCATCTAGGTTTGCATTATATGCACTAGGGGCCTTTACGTGATTATTAAATACGGATTCATTTAACGATGATGACCATATACGTAATTCTTGCAATTGTCCGACAAATCTACTAGCACCCGCAGAAGTACTTCCTAAAACTATTGATGCCGATCCTGCAAAACTTGCAGTTGCAGATGCAGAAACCGCAGCAACAATTTTGCCGTATTTAGATTTTTTAGTAATTAAATCTAAATTAGTACCATTTGTTTTTAACATGGTAGTTAACCACTCATCTGCATATAATTCAATCAAACTAGAACCAGTGCCATTAATTTTCATTACACCTTTATTACCACTGTTAAATTCCATTGTTACGGAATTTGACCCTACATTAAATAAATTCATTGTAGTTGGAATTGTAGGATTAGTAATAACGTTATCTGGGCGGAATCTTAATTCTACAGTATTGATAGATTGCGAATAATTTACTGTAACAGTTCCTGCTGCACTAGAACTTAAATCTAATGCATAATTAAAATTATATTTTTCATATATTGGAGCCCTATCTAATCTAGGACCGCCATATTCATTGATACTAATTAACGATTGCGGTATTCCATAACATGATAATAATGCTTGAATACTTCGTTTAGTTCCTTTTGTCTTTAATAGTAATGGTAAATTATTAACAATCCGGCGCCATACTGCATAAGTTGTATCTTGTCCCGAAACTGCAGGATCGCCGACACTAATAGATCCAGTTAATGGCGTACCTAATTCGTTAGTGCCTAATACATACTCCCATAATTCTTGATTTTGCTTTCCGTTTGTTAACGTCCATCCAAATTGTTTTGCTACAGAATATAACAATTCATTAGGCATACCTAACTTAGGATTTTCTTCACGTTTATGAATTAGCGATGCATGATGTATATATGTATATAATATGTCATAATGATGTCCTAACATATGTACAAATGTTACAAAATTAGCATTCGACACATCAGATATAATAAATTCAGGCAGTGTATAAATTAGTGCATTAATATTTAAACTATCGTATAATGATGCACTAGTAAATAAATTATTATACCATGTTTTAAATATAGAACTAGATACTGATGATAATGCATATGGTTTTGTACTAGTTAACTTTGGCGCTGGTTGAATGTAACTACCAGTTAATTCAACAACATTAAATGTTTCTTTTGGAATATCATACGTAGTTAATTTTGAAGAAGATTCATAGTAAAGATATTTTTCAAAATTATCAAATCCGCCGATTAAATTATTTTTTAATATAGTAAAATCTTGTGCATTAGTTGTAGATATACTTCCTGATAATGATGAAACAAATAAACTTTGGCTTGTATAATATTCTAATAATTCTAATTTATATTTAAAATTTTGTAAACGTTCTGTAGCAGAGCTATAAAATATAAAGTTATTAAAATCTGAATAATCAATATTTAATTTTATTCCAGATAAACTTCCAGAAAAATACGTATCAACTAATTGCTGTGAAGTTTGTGTTGCAGAACCTAATAAATCATTCCACGTTTTTAAATCCGTTTCAGTTGATGTATTAAAAATTGCATTTGCTTGCCAATTAGGTTTAGCTAATGATTTATATGTACGTAATGAACCTTTTGATGCAATATTAACAGTGTCAATATATGTAGGTTTTTGTTCTTCTACGACCCAACATTTAAAGTCTACTGCGATATCTTGCGGCAACGGTTCATAGAGTTTAACGTATAGATATTCTCCAATTACAACGCTATTAACAAATAATACGCATTGATTCCTACTAAAATTTAATAGATATGTTTTATATATTTCAGAACCTGTTTGATCTACAGTTTGTATATAATTAGTAATTTGCTGTAGAAATTCTGGATCTTCATCATCAATAGCACGCAATCTAATTTCAGTTCGATCTGGAGAAATTTCGTCAATACGTAAATGTTGCCGCTCATAACTACCAATTAAATTTTTAAAGAAATTGATAGCAAATCTAAAATTTCCCGATGTTAATTTTAACTTATTAAATTCAGAAAAAATATCAATTGCAATCGGATTAATAATTGAAATTGGGCGCTTTGTGGTTTTATCAATATATTGCGGTACTTTTCGCTGCAACTGAATTTTGTGATTTCCAGTAATCCATGAATCTTCGACATATACATGAAATTCTAATCTAGAATCGTCTGCAGAATTAACGATATCGGTATTAAAAAATATTGGTTGTTGGGTTGAATATGTTACAACATCTAGCTTAGTACGATCAATACGTTCTGCAGATATTGATTTTGTAGTAGATTTAATATCTGTAATATTTTTATATTGATTAAGCATTTATCTCCTGATTCCAAAGATCTACATTTTTATTTGCATCTGTAATAACCCAATATGACTGTAATGCATTTATTGTGTGAAATTGCGTATCATTATTTTGTCCAGCTTTTGCTCCGATGCCGAATCTATCTCCAATTTCAAATTCTGAATTAGGAATAACAATGTCGACTTGTAAATCTTGAACTTCATATTGAAAGATTGACCCCGGTACTGTTTCTAAATTACCAACAGTTGAGGTATTTTCAAATGTTTGATATGCTCTATCTAAACCTTGTTCACTTATTTTAATTATAGAGAAAAAAGCAGTACCATATCCAGGCGGTGCATCATATCGATGTTGCAATTTAATTCTAAAACGAAGATCAACGCCCGAATTTTTAATGTTTTTTGAAATTGTGTATGTATTTGGCGATTGTTGAGGCAATCCGTCTTGTATTTCATCTATTAAAATAAATGAATAATCTGTATGTTCTATAATTCGTCTGTTTTCGCTTGGACGATATCTTGCATACACCGGATCTTGTAAATCTAAATCAAAATCTAAATCAACAGCTTCTTCTTCTATAACCGTAGTTCGAGCAGGAAATTTAAAATATCTAAATTGTGTATCTATTACTTTAAGTATAGATGCGTTAGTAATTCTTTGTGCAATTGGTTCTATAACAAGTAACGAATTGGGTTGATCATTGATCAACCGTAATATTCCATTTGCATCTCGTGCATTAACATACAAATCATTCGAATTGTAAGTAACACCTAAAATTTCATACTTAGAATTTTTTGTGTTTGTGATAACATCTGTTTGTTTATCATTTGCCATTATCTAATTACTTTAAAATATATTTGGTCGTCAATGTACTGTTCTGTAATTCCATCTACTATTTTAAAATTCAAACGATAATTTCGTTCTGGCATTAAACCGTTCATATCTAAATGAATGAAATTACTAGTACTATCACAACTTACTTTAGTATAAATATCATCGTACGAAATAATGACTTCATCTGTAGCAGCATCTGATAATGAATAATACGTTGTAGTTGGTAAATATTTTACTAATTGTGTTGGAAATAAATTTGTTGGAGATTTTCTAGGAAATTTATCTCGAGCATAAATTCGTACCTTAGCAATTTCAGTATCTTTATATATAGGTTTAATATTTGTGTATATTGCATATGATTCTAAATTAACAGCTGTTAATGAACCCGATACAAACGTAGTATTATCAAAATACATCGTTATTCTAGGAACATATATGGTATGTGTGTCTCTACTAAAAAATCTCACAAATCCTGCAACATTGTTGTTAACTT